GCGAGCCGTAAGATGTGATGGTGAGATTGACGCTCATGCGGGCAGCTCCTCCCAGGTCCGGCCGTCGAGGGCGCGGCCAGCGCGGCGGGTGCCACAGCGAAACATGCATCCAGGCTTGCCCGGCTGGGGACGTGGCGTATCTTTGTGGGCCACCTTGGTTTGGCACAGGCAGTCCGGGGCCCACTCCCCCCACTGCTTGAAGAAGAACGGCACGCCCGCAGCCTGGCAGTCGTCACACAGCTTGCGCGGCCAGTCCGGGTGCATGGGCCGGGCCTTCGCGCCCGTCTCGCCGCCGCAGATCACCCAATCGAGGCCATGAATCTGCTTCGGAGGAAGCGGAAAGCCACACGTCGACGTGCAACCACAATAGACGCCACCAAGGCTGTCCAGCGTGACATCGCCCTGCATGAAAGTCTGGTCGCGCAAGCCCACCGGCCCGAGCATGGGCTCCACGCTCACGAAGCGCTTGGCCGCCGGAGTGTTGAGCAGGATAGGCACGGCGCGGTCGGCGCTGGCCTGATCCCAGATGGTTGTGCCGAGCCAGACGTTGGGGAGAGGAAAGCGCGGATATGCGCACATCATGCCGATGTATTCAGCCTTGCGCAGGAGGTCCCGCTCCTTGGGTGTGCTCCGTGTGCCATTGCGCTTTTTCAGCGCCCACGAGGCGCTGCGGAATGCGGCATACAGCGGCTGGCGCGCGGCGTCCCACACANCGNCNAAGCCGGGGCCTTGCAGCGCTTCCAGGCGCTCCTTGAGCAGGTGCGGCCGCTTGGTGAGCAGCATGTGCGTGTGGAGCGGAAAGGCCATGGCAAAGGCCAGCACGTTTGCCAAATGCTGCACGGTCGCCGATTCGTGGGCGATGTCGGACATGCTGCAATGGAAGATGCGCAAGGGCTTTTTGACGGGCGCCAGCCGCAGCGCGGCCTTGGGCAGCACGTGGCCGACCCAGCGGACCTCGCCGGTCCAGTCCGGGCCGTGCTCGGTCATGTGCGTGAGGCCGTGATACTGCGGCAGCTTCGCGTTGCCGCCGTGCCGGTGTGCCATGCCGATAGCGTAGCAGTAGTCGCAGGCGGACGAGACGCGCGAGCAGCCCACCAAGGGGTTGATCGTCTCGTCAGCCCATTCGATCTTGGTTGTCATGACGCCACCGCCTCAGATTCCTGGCCATGCAGTGTTTCATACGCCGCCAGGAATTCGTCCATCTTCGCCGATCCGGCAGGCCCCAGGTCCACCAGGGGCAAGTCGCCGTCACCCTCATACAGCTCATCAAGCACCGCGCGTTTAAGGTCGCCTACCGCCGGGCAAGAGAACACCTTGCGAATCTCCTGGCAGCCGATGCATACCTTGCAGCTGTCAAACTCGCCTTCCCACTTGTAATCTATGCGCTTGTACTTCTGGCCGCTTGGGATCAACCCGCCGCAGTCGTCGCAACGATGATTTTTCCGCGCAGACCGAACCGTCTCGCGCCACAGGGTCGGCTGGGCGTCGCCATCGTATTCACATTCGCACAGGCTCATGATGCCACCGCCTTGGCCTTGGCCGCGAAGCTGGGAAAAAGCACCGGGGCCAAGGCCGGGCGGATCTCGTGGCCGACCACCTGCATGGGCTGGCGGGTCAGCTCGTCCACAATGTCCTCGTGCAGGCCGTGGTCGCGGTTTTCCAAGTGCGCGGACACGTAGTTGACCAAATGGTACGGCTCCACTCCTTCGGGCACGTTGGCGCTCACGATGATGATGGCAGCAATGGGGTGCAGCGCGCAGGGCGCGGCGGTTTCGGTAGTACGGTCAGTCATGGCTACTGCCTCCCTTCGGCCTTGGCGATCTGGGCAAGGTTGCGATCACGCACATGCTGGCGAAGGAACGGGCGACGACGGACCCGTTGAAAGTGCATGCACTCATCGGCATGTTGGCAGAGTTCTTCGTCTTTGATCTCCAGGGACTCCGCCGTAACTGGCTCACCGTCTTCATCCGTCTGTGCGATGATGATTTTGCCTCTACGGCTGCTGACGATCATGTTTTCAGTCCAAAAAGGTTCTTCTCCCTGCGAAGTGGCCACGAATACTTCGTAGCCCTGGGGCAACCCCTGAAACTCGGCAATCAGTTCGGCAACTTTCATTCCGCGCATGGCTCTACGCCTCCCCGCCCGGCTGCGCGGGCGCGTTGGTGATGGTGGCCACGAGCAGGCCGGAAGGATCCAGGGCCAAGGGAAAAGCGCGCTGCGCCACGCTGAGCCCGAACTGGCGCACGGCGGTGCGCGAATTGACGCTGCGCGTGGGAAAGCCTTTCTTGGCCAGCGCGAGCTTGCGGGAGCCGGGGCCGTTGTAGCCCGGCTGCATTGCGAATTGGCCGCGCTGCGCGCTGTAGAGCAGACGCACGCGCTCTACTTTGTCCAAGCCATACGCCAGCACCGCGGCTGTGTTGATAGTCACGTCTCCGTGCTGGTCAAAGCGGATTTGGGGCGCCACAAGCGATGCCCTGGGCGCTTCGACGAACGGGACGAAGTCGGCGGGGATGGCGGGAATGGCGGGCAGAAGATCATCTTGCATCTTGCGGACCTCTTGGCGCATCGCGTCCAGTTCCTCGCGGGTGGGAAGCTGCTCGGCAGGGTCGGCGCCCATGAGCGTTGGCGCGGTGTCGACAGCGTACAACGCCGCGGCGTCCGCCAGGTGCTGTGAAAGCGGCGGCAAATCGGCGCGCGGCACGGCACCGCAATCGCAGGGGCCAACCGGAAGGGCAGGGCCATTGTGGACGGAACAGTCGCTCATGTGCTGAACAGGCTTGGTCGTATCGCTTTGCGTGGAGTGTGCTGCTGGCTTGTCCGTGGCCGCGGCGAGCAACACCTGTGCGCTCAGTCCGGAGAGCTCCAACATATCGTTCCAGACCTCGCCGCTCGGCAGCTTGCCCTTGCCGAGCTTGATGAACATCTGCGAGATTTTGGACTGATTGGTGCCAAGCGCATCGGCCAGGCGATACTGCGAGGTGTGACCGGTGGCCTCAACCACCAGCTGCCACGCGGTCTTGCCCTTCCACTGCAGACCCAGGTAGACCGGGCATTTGTCGCCGCAATCAGGGTGACGGTCGCGCCGTTCATGACCTGGCGCAAGGTTGGGCGATGGATCTTGCGGTGCGGGCAGCTTGCGCATGGCCTCGCACTGCTTGTCGTTGAAGCGGGCCTTGTACACGGGGCAATGGATGGTGTTCTGCTCGAGCCAAAGCTCGGCAGCGGACTTTGTGGCTTCCATCTAGGCCCCCATTCCTGCGGCTTGGCGCGCGGCCTGAAGATTCTGGGTCATGCCAACGACGCCGCGCAAGCCTTCGTCCAACTGTGCCGCTGCGCGCTGCTTATGCGCGGCAAGATCCTCCGGGCTCATGGTGGCCATGAGCAGGGCGTTATCAAAACGGAGCTGCATTTCCGAAAGGGCAAACAGCGTTTCGTTGACGGTGCGGCTCAGCTGGGTGAGCCGGTCGGGCAGCACTTCGCCCAGGGTGGCCGGGCCTTCACCGGTCAGCAGCCATTCCGGGTGGGCCTGGTGTTTACGCAGCAAGGTCAGCAGCCAATCAGACGGGATGCTGCGCCGGCGCTTGGCATCGCTGATGCTGGACTGGCGGACATCGAGCGCATTGGCCAACTGGACTTGGGTGCGCGTGCCGGTGACGAGCGCGATGCGCTCCATGGCGGCGGTCCAGGCGTCTTCAGACATGGGCTTTTTCTTTTCCATCATCCCCTCCACAGCAGCGAGAGGCTGCCCCCAACGAACACGCCAAGAAATGCGACGCAGCACAACCACTGGATGATGCCCGCTTTGATCTCTGCATGGACGTTGCGCATAAGGTCCTCTCCGTTTTGGTGTTTGCGCTTTGTGCCTGGGCCTCGTTCTAGGCTGCCGTACTTTCTTGCCCCGCGCGTTTGGTCGGAGCTTGATTTGTGGGCCTCCCTGCCGTCCGGGCACTTCCTGGGCCGGGCAACGCGGCTGGCCCCTACTTGCTCCCGTAGGAGGCGTGTTCGGGTGTGTCGCGCTGTTGGAAACAATTTATACCAATTGGCAAATGATAGTCAATCGAAAATTGACAGATGGTATAAACAAGGAACAATAAAATTATTGTGGATTATCGAAGGTAGCGCAAAAACAAAGGAAGAATAGGGCAGCGCACCACAACGGCAGGCGCCATGGGTTGATGCGGCCAGGCCGGCCGAGGGATGAGGGGAGGGGCTGTATAATGGCTGAGCGCCGGGCGAAAGGCTCGGCAGGTAGGCGGCTAGCGCTTCTTGTCTCGGGCGAACTGTCTGAAGATGAGGACTACGGATGCGAAGGCGAAGATGACCTTGGCCGCGATTGTTTGAGAGGAGTACATGGCCGACCAGGCCCCGAAGATTTCGGGGTAGGGGAAGGGTGTTGTCAGATCGAGAGTGTCCCTGGTGACTTTGTTCCAATCGAACTCGCCATGCAGGCGCAGCCTTCTTCTCTCTGTTTTGTACGTCTCAACGAAGAGGTAGGCTGCGAAGGCGCAATGGAAAGAGGCGGTGGTCAGCACGAATATGCCGAGATCGACGAGGAATTGGCACATGGGGGCTCCGAGCGATACGGATGCGAATGAGTATTACTCTTACGTTATCCTATGGGCTGCGCGCAAGACGAAAAAAAAACCCGCCGGAGCGGGGTTTTTATTTACTTTGTGTCAACTCAAATCTTCGATAATCTTTTTAAAAGATCTGCACGGACCATCTCAACCAACTCTGGCTTAGCTTGTCCTTCTCGTCTTCTGATGTCTTGGTTACTTATCGTTGCGACTCGATATGGACGAACATATGACGGGTTGTATTGTAGCTTCCCCGTCATCATGTCTTCATTTGTGATAGGAATACACGTATCAAATCTATTTTTTACGTGCGTAATCATGCACACCAGCGCGCTCTGTGCTGGTAAATCAGGGATTAACACTAGTGTTGTTCTGTCTTTACCGTCTTCAGCGTCTTCTTCATAGGGGAAGAACGCATAAACGACATCACCTGTCTGATATATTGGCATATCAGCAGACTGCATTTGCGCAAGAACGTGCAGTAGCTGCTGCGCATGCACGGTTTAAAGATTGTATTTCATTAATTTCCTTTATGTATAGAGCCCAACAGTCATGGTCCTTTCTTGTAAGCTTCTTGTATTGCCTAGCATACAAAAGAAAATTCACTTCGTCGCCAAGTTCAAAAGAAGAACCTGCAAGGACATGGAGGAGCGGAACGTTACCTTCATTTGTCTCGTAGAGCTTCTTTGAATAGATGAATGCCTCAGCATTAAGATTGCACTTTGTCATTGATACTGCGTAGTTGCTCTTAATGACTATATCCGAGTCGTATTGCATTGCATTGCTATACGCTTGGTGCATTTGTTGTATCTCACGCTTTGCAGCTGCAACGCCACCAAAGGCCGCAAAACCCTTGGCAATATCATGACGCTTCAATTCAATCGCCTTTTCTTCGATTCTCTTGATCTTTTGCATGTAAATGAAGCTCTTGGGGTCAAGACCGTCAAGGGCATTAAGGTCGTATACTATTTCACTGTAAAGTGCGATTGAAATTGGCAGGGGTTGTGCCATTTGAGCCCTCCAGGGGCTTGAGCCGGGACAGAATTGCCCGACACTTAATATATGCGAATTCTAGACCAAGAAAGCAAGAAGAAACCTGCACTCCTTGAGCGCTGGGAGTTAGTTTGTTTGGCACTGGCTGTCAACCCATGCCACCGGCCCGCTTTTGAGCGGTTCGGCACGCGCTCAATTGAAATCAAGCGGAATCTTCGAAAGCTCTTGGTCAATTTCTCTGATACGGTCTTCACGATATTTTGTGGATAGCATCTTCAATTCCTGAAGGCGTTTCTCCTCAAATTTATCAACACGTTCGGTGACTTCTTTTACGTCTGATCCAGGATATTTGATTTGAGCATTTATAAGGTCGATCTTCCATTGCTCGCACAGGTGGAGAGCGTATCGGGCGACCATTTCTGAGTCTTGGAATTTTAAGCTTAGGGATTGGGTGGCGTTTTGGGTGCACTGGTTCCAGCCATCATTTGCTTGCCGAGCCTCAAGCTGCTGCCGGTTCCCCAGGGATGAGCACCCAGATAGCAAGATAGCAGCCAACACCAGCGCAACAGGCACTCTCATTTTTTTATCCGCACCATTCAAACTAGGAATCAGTTGAATTCGAGGGGGACAGCTTGCAGACGTTTATTGAATTCAGCATTCTGATCTTCTTGAAATTTAATGGACCTCATCTTCATTCGATCAATGAGTTCCTGCTCGTATCTCCACGCTGCGATTTGCACGTTTTTGGAATCGGCACCTGGGTGTTTTAGGTCGATTTCTATGAAGTGGAGTTTCCATTCTTCACAACCGTGAACTGCATATTTTGCAATCATTTCGTTGTCATAATACTTTTTGCTGTATTCTTCTGTGGCGTTGATGGCGCATGCGTCCCAATCCTCACGGGCAGCTTTTCGCTCGGCGAGCCAATCGGCGTAACGCATTGTGCAGCCCGAGAGCAAAAGAATCAGCGAAACAACTGTGATGAAAAATCTCATTTACCCTCACCACCACCATGACCGTATTGGGCAGGATCTTCCGCAGCCTTGCCGTACCCGCCACCATCTTCCTTTAGTCCATAGCTGCTTTGTTTTGCAATCTCGGAATCGAGCATGGACCGGACAGCCCGCAGAATTTCAAGGTCGGCGACACCAGCTTTTCTCATCGTCCCGACGAGGATTTCTATTCGTTGGGCTAGGGGGTCAGTTACTGTCGTGAGTATTTGCCCCTTGGACGGGAATTGCAATTTAACGCCGACTTTCTCGAGAACGACAGAGAGCTTACTCCAGTTTGGTTTTCTGGTTCCGTCAAACCAACGAGAGAACAAGCTTGGGCTTTCTCCTAGCTTGTCTGCCAGCTTGGAGGCGTTGCCTTCTGCTTTGGCCATTTCTCTCAGGCCATCCAATGCTTCTTCGAACAATCCCATGGTCATCCTATGACTAATTTTTTCCCGGATGTCATTTTCCGGTTGGCATTCCTCGTTGACAGAAAATGTTCCAGTTGGCATAATTTCGACATGGAATTGAGAAAACAGCTTCAAGATGCACTTAAGCGGACAGGGTGGAAACCGGCGAGGTTTGCAACGGAATCTGGCGTACCTCAATCTGTTATCTCACGGATTCTTTCTGGAAAGAGACGGGGTGTTCATTCAGAGACCTTGCTTAAACTGCTGCCGTTTTTCAATAAGAACGTAGATGATTCAGGTTCGAATCACATAATTGAGAAGCCCTGATTCGCATATTCATGATGAGGCCCAACTCGAAACCGTGAAAGGGAGAAGAGAGGATGGAAACGACAGACCATTTCCCCACGCAAAGCTGGCAGTTTTTTGAGGCGGCGCGGAAGCAGCTGGGGGGCCCGGCCCTGCAAGCGTGCTTTGGCAACGTGAGCGCCACACAGCTGTACCGCTGGGCGCGCAACCCGGAGTTGGAAACCGATACACAGCCCGGCCCGCTGCTCAACCTCTCCAAGCTGTTCGGCATGCTCGTGGCCGTCGGCCGTTCGGATCTTGCCGAGGCGGGGCTGCGCATCTTGTGCGAGCGGTGCGGGGCGCAGGCGAGCTTTGTTGCCCTGCGGCCGTTGCCCACGGGGGAGAGTTTGCCCGGAGCCATGGCTGCGGTGGTCGAGGCTGTGAGCGAGCTGCAACGCCAGCTGCGCAGCGGCGCGGATGCGAAGATCGTGGATAGCCTCGCTGACGTGGTGCGTGTCCGCGTATCGCAACTTGCCGAGGGTACGCGACAGGCACAGGCAACTGGCTCGCGGCCGCGTTGGAGCCGCGGCACTGTTCCTGCTCCGGCTGAAAAGGCCCCTTGGTACAAGTGGCTGTTGGGCCGGGGATAGTTCATGGCCGCGGATATCCGCATAAAGACGAGCTTCATTGGCCACCGCAAGAGGCGCAAGCTGCGCTCCTTGCTTGGGCCCGACGCCACGGACTACCTGTTGGATTTATGGCTGCGCGTGTCTATGGAGCGGCCAAACGGTGTGCTCACCGGCATGGACGATTTGGACATTGCCCTTATGGCCGGATGGCCTGGTGATCCGTCTTTTTTTTGCGAGTGTCTGGAGCTTGCCGGATTGCTGGACAGGGACGCGGCAAGGACGCTTTCGCTGCACGATTGGGCCGAGCATCAGCCTTGGGTGATCGGGAGCGAGGACCGCAAGGCCACGGCAACCAAGGCTGCAATTACCCGTTGGGAGCAGGAAAGAGCCAAAAAGGCACACAATGGGGGCACGGTTGCGAGCATCCTCGGGCCGGTCGGTCCCGGCCCTGCCGGGCCGGAAATGCCGGAGGTGGGAACAAAATATGCGCAAACCATGCCCGCCGCATGCCCGCCGCATGCTCCACTCAATGCGGGTAGCATGCCCGGCGCATGCCAGGCGCATGCAAACTGCAATGCCCCTTTCCTTTCCTCTCCTCTAAGAACCAAGAATCCCCCTGTACTCTCTAACGAGAGTACCGCCCCCCGTGGGGGGGCCACTCCCTATTCGAATGCCTTTGAGGCGTGGTGGAAGCTGTACCCCAAGAAGGTCGCCAAAACCTACGCCTGGAAGTGCTGGAAGAAGATCAAAGGCGTTGGCGCGGATGTGCTGATTGAGGCGCTGCGCGCACAGGTGCAGGCCGATCATTTTCGCGTGGGGAAGGAGAATTGTGTCCCAGACCCCAGCAAATGGCTGAACCAGGGCCGCTGGGAGGATGAGGTGAAGGCTGGTGCTGGTGGCGGTCAGGCCATGGCGAAGCTGAAGGCCATGCGAGGGGAGAGCGGATGCTGATCAAAGACGACTTTGAGACTTGGCTCGCGGCCCTGTGCGATTTCTACTCGCGTGGGGATTGGTTTGTAACGAAGAACATCGACGCCTGCTGGAAGGACATCCGCGGGGTCGATTTGGAGGCGCTTGAGGAAATCGGCAAGTGGATCCGCAGCAACTTCATGCGCTGGCCCGATGGCTTCAGCGTGAGCGCGGCGATTCACAAGGGCTGGAAGGTGGTCTTGACCACACGCGCCAGGGAAAGCGCCAAGCTTGAGACACCAGAGACGCCCAGCCAGGATGATATGCGGCGGTTTGATGAACACGCCAGCGTGTGGATACCGAGGATTCGGGCCATGGTGGCGCAATCGCAGCCCCGGTACATGCAGAAGCGGACGGATGAGTCAGGCTTGGAGCGTCGGCGCAGAACATAGATGCTCTCTTTTTTTTCGCACAAGTGCGCATGATGTTCCAAAATGTATGAACACGACATGGCAGGGATAAAGATGGGCAAAACAAGCCATTGGCACCCAAAGGTGCACAGAAACACCAGGGCAGGGAGAAAGGGCGCGCAGGGGGGTATGCACACCTTCGCCAAAGCTCCGGTTGAGCTTTTGCTAACGACTTCGCAGCGGCGTGTTGAATTTCGCCGTGTAGCCGAAAGGTGTTGGGTGGTTTGGTTCGGCGTTGATTTCGCTGACGGCAAGGCTTCCTGGTCTGCGTGTTACGATCTTCGCACCCCATTTCGCAGGGTGCCGAGAATCCGTTCTTTGTGCGCAATTGCGCGGCGTGCGAAGTGGACGCAGCCTGCTGACTTGCCGGTTGAATCTCGCCTCGCCTCTTGCCTCTCGCTGTTCCGAAGAATCGAACTGAGCTGCGTGCCTTCACTCGGACCGGAAGTGAGCGGCATTCGGCGCTTGGCGCACGAGGGGTGCAAGATGTGCGAGAACCAGCATTTGCGCGTGGATGATGTGGCGTCAGCGAATCAGGGGTTGGATGGTTCGCTGACATTGGCCCGGTGGGCCAGGTGCGCGAAGGGGATGCTTGAGCTTATCGCCAAGAGCAATACGTTTGATGATGACAAAACGAACTTGCATTATGCCAGGGTTACAGCCAGCGAGGCACTGCGGCATTTCCAGAAGGGGGCAGAGTCATGAAGGGATGCCGGCCGCTTGAAATGTCCGAGGTGGCCCGGGCCATGGAGAAGCTGCGCGGATCGCGACTGGCCATGCGGAACCGCTGTCTTGTCTTGTTCGGCCTGAACACGGGCTTCCGGATCTCCGAGCTGCTGAGCCTGCGCGTGGGCGATGTTTGGCGCGATGGCCGCGTGCTTGAGCGCGTTGTGGTCGAGCGTAAGAACATGAAGGGCAAGAAGAGCTCCCGCGATGTGGAGTTGAACGATACCGCGCGCGCCGCGCTGCGCGCCTGGCTGCCCGTACTTTTTGACTGGCGCGACAGCGGCGCCGACCTCTACCTGTTTCAAAGCACAAAGGGCGGCCGCATGACGCGGCAACAAGCTGGGCGGATTGTTTCTGGGTTGGCCCATGACCTCGGCATGCCGCCCAAGATCGCGACGCACAGTCTGCGCAAGACCTTTGCCGCTACGCTTTACGCGGATGAACTCACCCGCTGGCGTCCTGGGGAAGTGGAGCCTATCCGCGTGACAAAGTTTGCGCTGGGCCATGCCAGCGTGGAAACGACAGAGCGCTATATCGGGATAAATGACACGGTGGTGAGCCGGGCCGTGCGCTCGCTGAACATAGGGGGGAACCGTGGAGCTTGAGCCGTTGGACCGCGATCCCGGCTACTGGGACACCATTGAGACACAGGAATTCTACACGCTGCGCGAAGTGGGCAAGATCCTGCGCATGAGCAAGAAGCACGTGTACAAGCGGCTGATCCGCCGCAAGCTGAAAGTGGACGGGCATGTGCGGTATGTGACGCGGCTGCGCTACCACCAGGACGGCCCGGGAGCGGAGATCACAGTGCGGCATCGTGACCTTGTGGCCTACGTGGAAGCGATGGCCGTGAATGTTGACCCGGAACTGGAGGGCAAGAACCCGTGAGCGAGCAGATAGCCATAAAAGGCACAGTGGCGATTGCCAACGCGGTGGGTCTGAACCGGAAGGAGATAGGCCGCATGGTGAAGGAGCGGGCCCTCCCCGCGTTCAAACTGGACGGCAAGACATGGGTTGCCCTGCCGGAAGATCTCAAGGATTGGATGCGCAAGCAACGTGATCTTGCTCTTGGCAAAAAGGATTAGCCATGCCCACCGTCCGCAACGACATTGAACCCCGCGTGGTTTTCCCTTCCGCGAAGGGGAAAACGAACGTTTCGCGTGTGAGCATATATCCCGCTGAACATTGGGACAAATGGGGCGGGAAGCCTGGCCGCTACAGGATCATGCTTGGCGAACAATGGGTGACGCGCAGGGGGGAGCGGGTGAGTTTCTTCACCCAAAAGGGGTGTGAGCAATACATGGGCCGGTGGGCGCTCAAAGCGTTGGGCGTCAAGGTGGACAAGGCGTTGCCCCCAAGTGTTCCTATCGGCACGCTGGTGTGGGTGCGCGGCGAAATGCCGAAGGAGTCTGGTGAAGCATGGTTGCCCACGCGGACCCGGACCCTGCCGTTTGTCGATGAGCATGGCGAATGGGTGGTCTGGATTGGCTTGCGCAAGCGCCCCGTGCTGCTGGCCGATCTGCAACCACGCGAGGACGGGCGGGGATATCGTAGTGACGAGGGTGTGGTGGGGAATAATATTGATTAAAATTCAAAAGAGTTCAATGCACTACATAAGGGTAATTTCAAATAGATGACGAGGTGCCTATGCCGTTGGATAAAGCTATGTTTGACTGGTTTGTCGATTCCGCAGGGGTGCGCGAATATCTCGTGGAAGCGCCACCAGGACCTTACGTCTACAAACGAGAGCACAAAATGCCACACTACCATTTCGCGCCTAGCTCGCCACCCAGCGAAGAAGCGAGCGCTCCAGAACTCCCTAGTTTACCATTCGGAGATCCCGAATAACAGCAGCCCCCGCAAGGGGGCTTTTTTTGCGCCTTCCGTCCCCAAGCAAAATACCTGTCAATAGGAAAGAATAGGCGTTTTTTGTCCCGATAGGGGCTTTTTGCGTCCGTTTCTGTCCGGCTCATATTCATGGGCTAGCCTTGGGCCTGTCGTTTGATTCCTCTCCCTAGCTCCCTGCCTGGATTGGGCCCCGGGCAGGGAGCGCAAAAGCCAACACAGCCGGGGGAAGTCCATGCGGACAAACGTACAGGGCCGTCAGATAATAAAGTTTTATGAGCAGTTGCGCCTTCGCGCGTATCGCTGCCCGGCGGGCAAGTGGACCGTCGGTTGGGGCGATACCGGCCCGGACGTGGTCTGCGGCCTTTCCATCACCGCAGATGAAGCGGACGAGCGCTTTGAGCGCCGTTTGGCTGAAGAGATCGAGCCTGCCGTTGAGCGGCTTGTGGAAGTGGAGCTGACGGGAAACCAATTCAGCGCGCTTGTGAGCTTCGTTTACAACGCCGGGGTTGATGCATTCTCCGACTCCACATTGCTGAGCAAGCTGAATGCTGGCGACTACGACGGCGCGGCGGCTGAATTCAAACGCTGGAACAAGGCTCGTGACGCCAAGACTGGCCGCCTGGTTGTGCGTGCAGGCCTCACCACGCGCCGCGAGACTGAGCGCGAGCTGTTCTGCACTCCTGGCGATGGAGACGAGGCGTGAACCTTCTGCGCGCATTCAACACGAACCCGGCGCCCACCGAGGCGCACATTGCCGTTGTCTTGGTGGCGGTGCTGTCCGTTGTCGCCTTTCAGGCCTGGGCGCTTGGGAAGGGACAGGACTTCAACGCCCGCGATTTCGGCGAGGCCTTGGGGTACCTCATCGGCGGCGGCGGCCTGGCCGCATTCGGCCAAGGCTACCTGACCCGTGCGCGCGGGCACCTGGCCGGCGGCAATGTTCGCCCCGCCAACCCGGATGCATAGGAGGCGTAGATGGATATCTCCGCTCTCACCTCCACAACCGAACGCAAGATTGCCCTCGGCCTTGGCGCGGCGTTGCTTGTGCTGCTGCTGTGTCTGGCCAGCGCCTGGGGCGGTTACAGTCACGGCCGCACCACGGCCACAGCTGAGGGCGAGGCCAAATACAACCGGCTGGTGGCGCAGCAAGCCAATGCCAACCGCTTGGCCTCCGACACCGCGCGAAAGATCGTCGATGCTGAAGTGATTCGCCGTGACGAACTGGAGCGCGAGCTTTCCAAGGCGCTGGGAGCAATCGAAACCCAGAGCAGCACAATCACCAAGGGGAGGATCACCGATGCGTCGCATGCCGTTGCTGTTGATGCTGGTCGTTGCTCTTTTGGCCCTGGCTGGGTGGGGCTGTTCAACGAAGCCTGGGGTTTCGGCCTCGGTGCTGGTGGCGCCGCCGCCGTCTCCGGTCCTGATGGAGCATCCAAAGGCGTTTCGGCCGCTCAAGCCGGGGAGTTTCGCCAGGGAGGAGTGACCCCGGAGGATATCCAGGTGGTCAACCGCGACAATGCCCGCATCTGCCGCGAGCTCAAGACCCGGTATCTCAAGCTCATCGAATGGGCTGAAGGCCTGCCCCAAAGCGTCAATGCCACGGAGGGCCGTCCATGAGCGATGACGAAATCACTGGGATCAAGGTCACTTTGGCTCGGATTCAAACCATGCTGGAAGGTCATTTTTCGCGTGACGACGAACGAGCGAAGCTGTGGGAAGGACACGAGAAACGGCTCGTTGTGCTTGAGGCTGAGAGGAACAAGCGTGAAGGCGGAAAGGCCATGCTCGCCCTCGTCGTTGGCGCAGCCGCAACGATCGGCGGGCTCATCGTGAAGTTCCTTCCCCTGGGGTCGAACTAGATGGCCAAGCGCTACGACAAGGAAACCTGGGATCTGATCCAGGCAGAGTACCGCGCCGGTGCTCTCTCCGTGCGCGAGTTGGCCAAGAAGTACGGCCCGACCGAAGCCGCCATACGCTCCCGCGCCCGCAAAGGCGACAACGGAAAGCCCTGGGAGCGTGACCTAACCGACGAAGTGCGCGCCGCCACGCGGGCCAAGCTCAATCAGGCCGTGGCCGGGCCGGGCGCAGCGCCTTCCGAGATCATCGAGGCCGCGAGCAAACGGAATTTCGAGACACTGCAGGCGCACATGGGCCGCCTGGGCAAGCTGGCCGAGGTGGAAGAGAAGATCATTGACCGCATTGAGCAAAGCTTTGCGGACTTCGACCGCGTCGCCGAGGCGGAGGATATCGCCACACGCTTGGAAATGGCCATGGCGGAAGAGAATCCGAAGTTCAGGATGTCCGCGATAGCCTCTCTCTTTGCACCGGAGGAGCAGCGCGCCGGGCTTCTGCGCACGCTTTCGCGCTGCTATGGCGACCTTACGTCCGCTGCGGCCAAGCGCATACAGCTGGAGCGCCAGGCCCTGAACATGGACAAGCCTGAGGAAAAGGACGCCAGCACCGGAGCCTGGAGTTTTGAGGCCATTCTGACGGGTGAGCCGTGCGGAGCGGAGGCCAGCGATGGGTAACCGCTACATCGCTCCGCCCACCCTCGTGCGCTTTCACGCCAGCAACGCCAAGTTTCGCGGCGTCATGGGGCCTGTCGGGTCCGGAAAATCCACCGGCATGTGCGTCGAGATCATGCGGCGCGCCCATGAAATGCCGCACGACGCCAACGGCAAGCGCCGCTCACGCTGGTGCGTGGTGCGCAACACCTATCGCGAGCTGATGGATACGACCATCAAGACATGGCTGGAATGGTTTCCTGAGGATCACGTGGGCCTCTTCAACCGTTCGGACATGACGCACTTCATCACCAAGAGCCTGCCCGATGGCACAAAGATGGAGCTTGTAGTGTTGTTCCGCGCTCTGGACCGGCCGCAGCATGCCCGCAAGGTGCTCTCGCTGGAATTGTCCGGAGCCTGGTTCAACGAGGCGCGCGAAATCCCAAAGGTCATCATCGACGCCATGGATGACCGCGTGGGGCGCTTTCCACGCACGCAAGAGGTGCGCGACTTTTGGCACGGCACCATCATGGACACCAACCCTCCCGACACCGACCACTGGTGGCACAAGCTGGATATGGAGACGGCCCCGGAGGATTTGGAAGGCTGGGAGTTCTTCACCCAGCCGGGCGGCATCATCGAATTGCCTGACGGGACCTTTGTTCCGAATCCGCAGGCGGAGAACATCGCGCATTTGCCGGTGGGCTACTACACGAAGAAGCTGGCGGGCAAAGCAAAAGACCACATCCGCATTTACTACTGCTCGCGTTACGGCTTTGTGCAGGACGGCAAGCCGGTCATCCACGAGTACCGCGACGAAATGCACACGGCGCGCGAGGAGCTGAAGCCCTTGCGCGGTCTGCCGCTCATTATCGGCATTGACTTTGGCCTGACGCCGGCGGGCATCGTCATGCAGCGCCTGCCGGATGGACGCTGGATCGCCCTTGACGAGCTGGTGTGCAAAGACATGGGCGCACGCAATTTCGGCACAAGCCTCAAGGCCTTCCTGCACGAGCGCTTTGCCGGGTTCCCTTGCTACTTCTGGGGCGACCCGGCGGGCATGCAGCGGGCGCAGACCGATGAACAGACCCCTTTCATGATCTTGAACGCGGTGGGCATTCCGGCCCGGCCAGCGCCAACGAACGACTTCACCATACGCCGCGAGGCCATCGGGGGCGCCTGCTCGCGCCTCATCGACGGCAAGCCCGGCTTGCTGGTGAGCCCGCGCTGCAAGGTGCTGCGCAAGGCACTGATGGGCGGCTACTGCTACAAGCGCCTGCAAGTCTCCGGGCAAGAGCGTTTTCACGACGTTCCAGACAAGGGCATGTATTCGCACCCGGCGGAAGCCTGCGGCTACGCGCTTGTCGGCGGCGGCGAGGGCAGGGCGCTTGTCCGCAGGCCAGATGACGGCCGGCCGAAGCAGACCGTTGCCGACACCTCTACGCAATCCTTTTTCCACACCAATTCCACGCGGCAAATGAGCGCGGACTAGGAGCCTGTATGTGCGGAAATCCCTTTTCGATGTTCGACACTCCCAAAGTCAGCACGCCCGCTGTGGTTGATACCTCCGCCGCGGATGCCGAGACGGCCAAGAAAGCGAGGGCCTCTAGCAAGCGCGCCCAAGAGAAAGGCATTTGGCTCCTGAACCAGAACGTGTCCACCTCGGGCACCGGCGTCAGCGGATCGGCGAACACGGCCAAAACCACGTTGGGGTAGGCATGGAACAACGCAACCATAAGCCCAACGACTCCAAGGAAGTGGCGAAGGACATTCTGCGCCAGTTTCAGAAGGTGAAGGCCAAGCGAGCGCCTTTTGAATCGCTGTACCAGAGCGTGGCGAACGTGGCTGGGCCGCAGTGGTTCGGATTCACCGGCGAACCCCTGCACCCAACAAACGTTTCGCCCCGGGTGTTGGACAGCACCGTGCGCAAAGCGACCCGTGTGTACCGATCGGGGATGCTTTCCGGTGGGTGCGGCCCCGCAACCCGCTGGTTCGGGCTTGAGTTCGAGGACCCGGACTTCAACAAGTGGGCCATGGCCAGGCGCAGCGGGCAGGAAAAAGCCTGGCTGCAGCGGCTTGAGAACACCTACTACGCCGATTTCTGGAAGGCTGGCTTCTATCAGCAGAAGGAGATCGGATTCCAGCAGCACGGGCTCTTCGGCTGGGAGTCCATGTATCTGGATGAGTCCATTGCCGGGGCCATTCGCTTTAACGCGCGGCCCTTGCACGAGTGCTATTTCGACCACGATTTCAACAGCGTGGTGGACCGTCATTTCCGGGCCTTCAAGATGAGCGCCCGCGACATGAAGGCCAAGTGGGGCGAAGACAAGCTGCCCGAAGATGTGCGGCAGAAGCTCCGCTCCGCTGGCGGCAAGGATGAGGAAGCCACGTTCGACGTGGTGCATGCCGTCATGCCGCGCGCGGACGTTGAGCAGAGTCTCGACCGCAACACGATGAAGTTTGCCAGCTACTACTTGCTGAACACCGGCTCGGACAAAGGCCAGGTCATCAGCGAGGGCGGCTACGAGGAAATGCCCTACATTGTGAACAGGGCCTACCGCCTGCCGGGCACGCCGTATTCCTACAGCCCCGGCACGGAGGCCTTGGCCGATGTGCAGATGATTAACGAAATGAAGCGGCTGCTGCTGGAATATGGGCAGCTCGCCATTGCTCCGCCGTTGTTCGTGCCGGATGACGGCTTCATGACAAGCCGCATTTCGTTCAACCCGCGCGCCATCAACTACTACCGCAAGGACGGCAACAGCACGGCGAACGACATCAAGCCCTTCGAGCTTGGCGGCGACCCGCGCTTTGACATGGAGTTGTTCCAGAACACGCAGAAGGACATCAACGAAGCTTTCTACGTCGATCTGTTTCTGACCGTGGCGCAGCGCATCAAGAACGGCAGCACGCCCACGGCAACCGAGATCACGGAGCTGGCCGGAGAGCGCAACTTCCTGCTTTCACCGCTGCTCATCAACCTGCAGGTGGAATCCTTCACGCCCACCTTTGAGCGCATGTACGCCATCAAGGAACGCCGCGGCGAGATTCCGCCCGTCCCGCGCGAGCTCGTCGGCCGCGACTTCAAGGCCGTGTACACCTCGCCCCTTATGAAGGCGCAGTACGAATACAAGATCAACAACACCCTGAGCACTTACGCGGACGTGGCGCAGATCGTGTCCATGACCGGCGATGTGAGCGTGTGGGAGAACTTCGACAACCAACAGGCCGCGCGCGTCATCGCCGAACAGCGGGGCATGCCGCAAGAGGTGCTGCGCGACCTGGAAGATGCCCTGCAAAGCATGAAGCAGAAGGCTCAGGCGGCCGCTCAACAGCAAACAGCCGCGGGAATGCAGCAGACTCTTGAGAAGTATCCCGGGCTTGCCAAGGCCCCAGAGGACGGCAGCCCGGCTGAAATGGTTCTGAACGGCGTGCGCGGAGCAACGCAGTGAGCCAGGAGCTTTTACAGGGCCTGAGCGAGGCGAACGTGGCCGCGCACATGCGCAGCTGCTTTGATTCTCCCTCGGGACAAATCGTTTGGGAGGTGTTGCGCAAGCTCTGCTTCATGGAGCCGACAGCGACACCCCAACCTGTTGAGTCAACGGCGCAGGCATCGTCCAGAATCGGTCTGACGAACCTGTTCCGCAAGCTGGAATATTACCGCACCCAACCTCCAACCTTGAAGGAGCAAGACGATGATTGAACCTACTGAAGGCGCCGCGACTGCCCCCGGTGACGGACAAGGCGCAGCGACAACGCCCGAGGAAGGCGGCACTGCAAGCTGGCTGGATTCTCTCTCGGAAACCGAAACCTTCACCATCAAGGGCGAAGACGGCGCGGAAAAGGCCATCCCCCTGCGCGAGCACCCGAAGCTGAAGGAGTTCAAGAGCCCTGAGGAACTGGCGAAGTCTCTTCTGAACCAGGAGAAGCTGCTCGGCAAAAAGGTCATCGGCCTTGCGCCCCTCAAGCCGGACGCGACGGATGAGGAGAAGGCGGCCTGGGACAAAGAGTTCCGCACGGTCATGGGCGTTCCGGAGAAGCCCGAGGACTACAAGCTCCCCATTCCCGAAGGCATGCCCATTCACAAGGAGTTCAAGAACTGGTTCCTCAAATCGGCCCACGAAAACGGCATGTCGCCCGCTCAGGTGGAGCGCCAGGTTTCCAGCTACGCCGCCTGGGCCGCGGGCATGATGAAGGCCAACGAAGAGGCCGCGCTGAAAGAAGCTGAGGAGGCCAAACGGGCCACCGCTGCGGAGGCCACCAAGCTCTTTGGCGGCGAAACCCAGGCC